GATCGGTAATGGATCGCCCCTTTCGAGACGTAAGCCAATCGGACATTCATTCATGCAAATAACAAGCCGGAGCGAGAGAGTTCCGTTCATTTATTAAAACGGAATGTCGTCGGTTTCGTCAGCGGGTTGAGCAACGAAGCCGTTGCTTTTAGCGACAATGTGCGCGTCGGTCTTAGCCGCTGGCTTGCGCCGGTTGCCGAGCCATTTTGCTTTCTCATCTCCGAAGAGCCAGCGTTCAACGCAGTTGAACTGGTGATCTGGGTTTGTCTGCCCTGCTTCGACTCCGATGACGCAGACTCCCTTCTCTCCGATAAGGTCTTCCGCTTTGACGTTAACGTCTTCGCCTGGGATGACGGCACGCCCGATGCTGGACAGCACTTGATCAATCCTATATAGTGCCTTTGGTGTAAATGTAAGGTGATACCACATTGTCGGCCCTGTCGTTCCGTCTTCGAGTAAAACGGAAACATCAAGCTTGATCGTTGGATTTCCCTTTTCACTGATCTTCTCAACGGCTTTTTTGATTTCGACTTCGTATGTTCCCGGTTCTACGAAGTAGATGGGCGCTTTTTTTGGTTCTGATGCTTTGTATGTTGGCATTTTGTTTTTCTATTTTATTTTTGTTTGTCTGAGTTGGAGCGAATGCGCTCCGGTTTGTATTGCTGTTTGATCTGGTTCCACGCCGTTATTGGCGCAGAGTTCCAAATAACTCTTTTCCGACATCTTCCCGCCAAGGGCGAGAATCAATGTCTCTTTCGTGATGTTCTGCGATGCTTTGGCTATTGCTTCTGTTTCCACAAATTTCCTTCCGCTCATGCTTGTAAGTTTCCATCCAGGAACTTCGTCTCCGTTTTCGAGTCTCGTCTTGAGATGACCGAGCACCGGCTCGGCGATCTCCTTTTCTGCTAGTTTCCATTCCTTCGCGAATGCTCCCATGCTCTCTGCCGTTGTTAATATCCGCTGACGGATCGCATCGATAGAGTTGCCGTTGATGTCTGGGATGAGAGCGACTGCGCTCTCAGCCTGCCGCACGATGGCGTTGCAATTGTTGTAATGCTTGCACCACGAGCAATACTCGCAAGGCGTCGGCTTCGCCTCCGCGCTTGTTGCGCGGTCGATTGTGCGTTGCGTGCCCTGCTTGGCTTCTTCGTATGTGAAGTCGTAGCTACGAATTAGCTTTTGATCGACATATACAACGTGCGCTGTCCATGACATTTCAAAGTTGTCCTCCATGCACGCCAAACTGTAGGCCATCAACTGATCTCTGTAATTTCGCAACTGCCCTGTTTTGATATCCGCGACCCACTTCTCGGCCTTGCAAACTGCGTCCGCTGTTCCGAGCTTTGATAGCCCAGGAACTGCCATTGCCAGATACTCCTCGCGTGTTTCCACAAACGAACCTTTTGCAAGGCGCGTCAATTCCTCGACTCCGTAGGCGATGGCTGACGAGTCTTCGCCGATGAATGTTACGTTGTCCTGTGCCGAGATAAGGTTTCGGATCGCAACGTCAACTGCCGTGCCGCGCTCCGCTGCCGAGCTTGTGCCGTTTGCGCCTTGAAACAAGGCGCATTCGGCGAGTTTGGGCAGACTGCTAGGTGAGATTTCTTTGATCACTTGTTTGCTGCCCTCCACTCGATAGCCGTGTTGACGAATTGATCGACGCGAAGGGCAACGCGCTCCAGGTACTCTGGTGCGCAGTCGCGCCACGTCTGCTCGCTCGTGAGGACGCCGCGCCCGATAAGGAACTGATTCACCGCGCCTTCGTGTTCTGCGAGCCGTCCTGCCCAGCTTTCCGGGGGTGTTGCAGTTGGTGCGACTACGGCTTGCGCCGTTGTCTCAAACAAATGCGCGACCGATGCCCATTCCAGCGGGAGTTCCTCCGCTAGTCCGCTTCGCGTCTTCGCATCGTATGCCGCGCTGTGCGTGGTCAACAAGATGCGTTCTTTGCCTCCGATGCCTTTTCCTTTTCCTGTCTCCGTGGTCGAGACTTTGGTCTTGAACCGTAGGAACCAAAGTTCATCCGCGAACTCTTTCAAGAGCGGAGAGCTTTGCTTGCTCAGCTTCAGTTCGTAGCGGTCGTATGCGGCGAGCGCATCCGGTGCTTCAAATCGCACGATCTTGGAGTGCGCGATCATCACCACGTTCTTGCCGGCGTCGATGAGTTGATCGATGCTGGACAGCATACGGCTCATTCTTTCCGCTACCATCACCCATCCCTTGCCGAATCCAAAGTCTTCGATGCTGGTTTTTTTGCTGGTGGCGAGCAGGTCTTCTACGCACAGGCGTTCTGCCCAATCTGCCGAGTCTACAACGATGGTTTTGTAGTCGGTCGCTTTGGCCTCGGCCAATGCGTCCGTGAGTTGCTTCCAGCTGTTGATCTCGCAACGATCCACATCCAAGTGGCTTGTTCCGCCCTCGATGTCGAGGAACAGCGGCCTTGGGAACTTGGCCGCGAATGTGCTTTTGCCTACGCTCTCCACTCCGTAGATGACTACGCGCTGGGCGCGCTGTTGTTTTCCTTTTGTTATTTTCATATTGCTTTGATTTTCTAGTTTATAATGCAAATGTGTTCCGATAAAATTGACGCACATCCTTAAGCACTTGCTCAACTTCAACAACGTGAATTCTTTTTAACAGCGGATTATTGATTGCGTTAAGAGTGTATGCGAACGCTTGAGATGTATTTAAAGTTCTTTTGTTTTCCTCCTTTATGCCAGTTAGTCTCTGATATAATGCGCGGATTGATGATGGGGTTTGTGATAATTGTTCAATATTACAAACATCAAGCAACACTAATTTACGATACGTTTCTAAAATATAGTCGTCCGGCTGCATTAAATACGCTGTAATAAAAGCAGATTTGACTGGAGCAGTGGTTAGCGACTTTCTTGCTGTAGTCGTCTTTTCATAAAGACGTTCAACTGCATATTTAGTTATATCACACACTGCTTGTAGATTGCATCGCGTAGGCAAATTACCATACAAAATGCGAGAAATGTAAGTTGCAATTTCCGCTTCTCTTTTACTTACTCCAAGTAATACCGCATTATTTCTAGGTGTATTTCGATCCATTTCAGCAATGGCATCTACCTCAACTCCTGTCGCAACCCACATTTCAACAGATCGGTTTGCTTCTACTATTGCTAAGAGCCTATGTTGTCCGTCAACAAGTTGACCCATAGTGTCAAATGCGATGCCTTGATGGGTTGTGACCCATTCACCGCGCTTGATTGAGTAAGCGAGACGGGTTACTCTATTTAGGTCTGGGGTTCTTATATTGTTATTTTTCTCCAAATACTGCAACGCAATTTGCGGAGTAATTAATTTAAGTTCTATTTTCATATTTATGTTTTCTTATTTTTTGTTGTTGTTTTGTGCTGCATAAACGGCCACAGCGAGTGCCGCCCACGAATGGGATTTGATGCCGTAGGTTGGCCCCGGCTGGGCTTTTGTTCCCTGCGGCCCGATCTTGTCGATCAAGGCTTGCCTTATGTTGGCATCCTTGGCTCGCATCGTTCCGCATAGAAATAGTTTGATATCTTTACGATAGATCAATTCCACGTCCACCCAAGCAACCTCGATGAAGCGTCCGATCCATACGCACGTTTCAAAGGTTGAAGCACCCACGGCCATGCCGTAGGATGCGATCATCTCGATAGCGCACCTTGTATATTCACGACCGATCAATACTTGGCGCATCTCCTCGTTTGGAATGTGTCCGTGGTCGATCACTTTTCCGTTGTGAAATTGCACGAACGCGCTGTGCGTTGTTCCGGGATCAATCGCGAGATTCATATTTGAGAGCCTTGGTTTTGATCTTGTCTGCTGGCAATGCGAGCACGTCGCAGATGCCTTGGAATGCTTTAGAGCGGATGAAATGCAACGCCGTATCGCGGTCGATCTCTTGGTGAGCGTTCATTTGTTTGCTCACAAAGACCTTCTCGCTCCGCAGGTCTTCAACGGCCTGCTGAACCATTCCGCACAATAAATTGCGCGTGAATTGGCACTCAGCATCGTGCCGTTCTTCGGCGGTCATCATTTCTCCCCGCGCTCCCTGCGGATCTGGCGGTTCATCCACCAGCGGCGAGTTTGTTCCGCTTGGCAGGTGGCTTTCATGTTTCCGAGCACGTATCCACCGACGAAGGCCGAGGTGCAGCAGACGGTGAAGAGGATGATAAAATTGATAGGTTCCATATATTTTAGATGTTGTAGAATTTTGCGCGGACACCAGCGAGAGCGATCTTTTCCTGCTCTGCGTTTAAACCGACTCGGATTCCTCCGTCTTGATTTGGCCAAAGCAAGATCTTGGTTATGCTGGTAACATACCAGAACGAGCCACCACGAACTGCTTTGATTACGTTCGCGATCCGCTTGTATTTGTAGGATTTTGCAACCGATCCGCCGGACGTGTATGTGACCTCGGCTCCGATCCTTGATGATTTAGCAATCCCGAATGCGGCAAGTTGCTTCTCGGCAATCTCTGTAGCGTTAAGGAAGTCCATTGCGGAGGCGGTTGAGGCGTTTGCCTTGCCGTTTACTGCTTCGAGGGCGTTGGAGAGTTCGCGGCTTTTGGTGTTGAGTGCAACTTTGATTTTCATTTTTGGTTTTCTGTTTGTTTTTGTATCGTTGGGAGTCATTCCCTTTCGATGTGCAAACAATCCTAGATGTCGTTTCGGATGAAAAGAAAAAAATTCGCGAAGTGCGAAAATAAATCTGGGGAAAAAGCTTTACATATGCGCTCATCCAATGCTGGAGCGCATCTGCGGACTTATTTTAGTTCTGGAATATTTCTGGAATTACGCTCCGCCCAAAGCCAAGTGCGCACTGATTCCATCGTTTCGACGTCCAGATTTGCAAACTCTCCGCATTGGTGCTTGAGCGCAGATCGAAGCTCGGAGTCCAGAGCATCGAGAAGAATTAAAACGTCAAGTGACTTGCACGCAACCTCATGCTCGTATCGTTCGGAGTCGTCAAATTCTAGAATCAATTTCATGCAAGAACGTCGATTTTTTTGGAGACTCTTGTGCGAAGCGTTGCAAGCATATCGCGCTCAGTCATTCCCTTCGCCCATGCAGGACGCAGTTGATAGTGCGGCTCGTCAACAAACTTCCAATCTCCGCCCCATTCCATGCCGAGCGATTTTCCGAGCGTGCCTAGTTCGTGATATAGCGGA